GAAGGATTTGTGCGTATTTCTTATGCGTACTCAATCGAAAATCTGAAGGTTGGAATTGACAGGATAAGAAAATTTATTGAAACCTTGTAAATTTGTTTATTTTATAATTTAAAATTTGAAAGCCAGTGTTTTCAAGGGTTCCAAGGTTTTATAAGTCACAAGTACAACAGTTAGTACAACCTAACTATCTAAAAAATTAAAATAACATAATTGATATAATATACTAATAGTGACATAAATATTATAATTAGTAATATCTGAATAATAACACAAATAACAGCAATAGTATACATAAAGGGAGAAAAACATCCACAGGTGAATTAAACAACCTGTGGACATTATCCCTTTTATTTTTTTGTCAATTCGCAATAGTAATCGGTGCTCATAACCTTATCAATTTCAGCTTGAAGAATTTTCTCATTAGTCAAAACATCCTTAAGAGTTGCCACATTGTTAAGTCTAAAGAAATGATTGACGATGTTTTTACACAGGTGCGTCCACTGATTATAGAGTTTTATAAGGTAATTGGAGCACATAGTTGTGAATAAAGCGTCTTTTGTTTCATCCGACATAGGTTTATTGCCAAGTTTAACAGTTTGTCCAAGTTGGTTGAAATAAGCACTAATGGCTTTTGTAAGGCTCGTTACACCGCCACATTCTACAATATCATTTATTACAACACGTTCATCATCATTCAAGTTTTGGAGCGTTTCAACAGCTTTACCCGAAAGCCCTATAAAATCAGAAACAAAATTCAAGTCGTGCGTTTTGTTACTAATACAGCCGTATAAATAATCGGGGCAGCAGTTGAAATATTGACAGTAAGCAACGATATATTTAGGGCTAACAGCACTAATGTTTGCGGCTTTAACATCCTTTTGAACTTTGACCTCAATAGCGTGAATTTTTCGGTCACGTTCTTCCTGTGGTGTAAATACTTCTTTATCATCAAGGCGTAATTTAGGAGTAAGTAAACCACTATCATATAAATTTGTAGCAAGTCCGATTGCAGTTTTAATACCCCGTTCATTCATTAAGGCTTGTAGCCTATCACCGAAGCCAGTTTCACATAAATTCATAATAAAACACCCCTTTCAAGAAAAACATAAATTTATGCTTTTCTGATTTGAAAAATAATTTAAAAACATATTTGAAAGCATTTATTTATGCTTTTTGATAGTGTACCATACAAGCATAGGCAAGCGCAAGCCCAAAATAAACAAGCATAGGAGTGTATAATAAAATGAGAAAAAGTATATACAACTTTACAGACAGAAACACAAACACGCCGAAAGCAATCAAACCGATTGACGGCACACAGAGGTATCAGTGTTCAAGGGCTATTTTGATGAAAATAGCAAAAGAAAACAATGCAATCATTCACATTAGTGGAACGCGCAGTGTTTGGTTAGACACTGAAAAGATGGACAAAGTTTTCAGTGCTGAGAATTAAAAAGGGGGTAAGCAATAATGAATAAAACGTATGTAGAAGCGTTAGAAACTGTATTAAGTGCAAAGGTTGACAGGATGAACACGCTGTCAGACCTTGTAGAAGCGCAGGAGCAAGGAACAGCCGAAAAGGAAGAAATTAAACAGCTATTAGCGGAAGCAGACAGGGCAGAACAGGAACACAACGAAGCAGTAAAAATATTCACTGTGGAAGCTATCAAGAGCATATCCGACATCTTAGAAACGCTAAAAGACGTAATAAGCGAGAAATGAGGCGCGGATGAGTGCAGACGAAGCAAAGCAGATATTGACGGACGCGCAGGACAGGTATTTATACAGTGAAGAAGTGTGGCGAATGTTGCAAAGGCAGATAGACCGAATTGACGGCGAGGGGGTGTAAATGTGCAAACACAAAAATACATTCCAAAAGCGTTAAAGGAGCTTCCACAGTGGTTAGTTTGGCGGTTAGAGGGTTCAAAGAAACTTCCCTATAGTGTCCGCTATGATGGGGGAGCGCGGACAACAGATATAAGTACATTAGGAACTTTCAAGGCAGCAGAAGCCAAAGCCCAAACAGGAAGATACAGCGGTGTCGGGTTTGTGTTTTTCAGTGGAAACAGGCTTGTTTTTATTGATTTAGACCATTGTTTTTTACAGGATGGAACACTAACAGCCCTAGCAAGAAATGTTGTTGAAGCCTTTAACAGAAGCTACATTGAAATCAGTCAGTCGGGAAGCGGATTGCATATTATCACCCGTGGTAGTTTGCCTAAAGCTATTAAGACTAAGGAAATTGAGATGTATTCAGATGGTAGGTATTGCGCTATGACGTTTAACTCCATCAACCCTGTAGAGCCTACCGAACAACAGGCAGAGGTTGACACGCTATATCAATGGCTTGAAGCCAAACGGAACAGGCAGAGGAACGCAAGAACAACCACAGTTGGTTATACCCTTGAAAGCCGTATTTTGAGCAACAACAGCTTTTTAAGTCCTAGTGAGATAATTGACAAGGCAAGCAAATCAAAGGGCGGTGACACGTTTTTGAGCCTATTTATGGGCGAGTGGCAAGGCTTGAATATAGGTGACGGCACACAAAGCAGTGCAGACCTAGCCCTAGCAAATAAATTAGCCTTTTGGTGCGGTTGTGACGCTAATTTAATGATTGAAATTTTTAGGCAAAGTGGAATGTATCGCAATGAACGAAAAATGAACCTTGCAATAAACCGAGCAATCAAGGATTGCAGCAGTATTTACAGTAGAATGAGGTGATAAAAAATTGAGTGAAAAATCAGAAATAACCCAAAAATTGATAGATATGGACGTGGCAAAGAACTACAGCACATCAGACGTTGGCGCGGGTGCGATTTTTGCTAATGTTTTCAAAGACAAAATAAGGTATAACCCAACTATTAAAGAGTTTATGGTTTTTGATGGGGTTAGATGGGTTAAGGACACCGAGGGAATGGAAGCAAGACGCAGAGCCAAGTTGCTAAGTGATTGCTTATTAACATATACGGCACAGGCAGATTTAGCGGACGACAAACGACAAGGATTTTTTAAATGGGTGTGCGGTTTGGCGTATTTACGAGCTAGAAACAATATGTTGCAGGACGCTAAAGATATTTTCTACATAGATAACAATTTGTTAGACGGCGACAAGAGCAAATTTAATTGTGTCAACTGTACGCTGGATTTCAGCAATGGCGGCGTAAAAGCCCTAAAGCATAACCCCAATATGCTAATCAGCAAGGTTAGCGGTGTTAGCTACGACCCCAAAGCAAAAGCCCCACTGTGGGAGAAGTATTTGAATGAGATAATGTTAGGAAATGAAAATAAAATAAAATACTTGCAGAAAATAGCAGGAATGAGTTTGACGGGCGAAACCTATGAGGAATGTTTATTTATCCTGTTAGGGCGCGATACCCGAAACGGCAAATCAACATTTGTTGAAACACTGGGGAAGATGTACGGCGACTATGCAGCCACAATGAACCCCGAAAGCCTAGCCCAACGCCAAAACAAGGACGCGCGGCAAGCAAGCGGAGATATTGCGAGATTAAAGGGTGTGCGATTTTTAAATGTCAGCGAACCCCCAAAACGGATGATATTTGACGTTGCATTACTTAAAACGCTTGTTGGACGCGATACCATTACAGCAAGACACTTACACGAGCGCGAGTTTCAGTTCATACCAGAGTTTAAGTTGGTAATAAACACTAACCATCTACCACTAATTTTAGATGATACAGTGTTCAGCAGTGGACGAATTAAAGTTGTAGAATTTTTGCGGCACTTTGAGGACGAGGAACAGGACAAGCATTTAAAAGACAAACTATTGCAAGCCGAGGAATTAAGCGGAATACTGAATTGGTGTATAGATGGACTAGAACTGTATCGGCGCGAGGGGCTAGGAAGTCCACAGGAGATTGTTCAAGCTACCGAGGATTACCGCCAACAGTCCGACAAGATAGGCAGTTTCATTGATGAATGTTTAGAAAAATCCGACAGCAACACAACGGCAAAGGATGTCTATGAAGCCTATGGACGATGGTGTGATAGTAGCGGATTTGCCGCCGAAAACAAACAAAACTTTTTTGGAGAGTTAAGGAATAAAAACCTACTTTTCAAGAGCGGAACAGTTGGAACGAAAACAGTTAAAAATGTGGTTAAGGGTTATGTTATTAATCCTAATAAAAATGATACAGAAGATTTACCTTTTTCTTAAAATGTGCATTTTGTGCATTTTTTATGGGTAGTATAAAAATTCACTATATAGAGATAACACATAAAAAAAGAACATTTTGCACATAAAAGTAACACAAAGCCAGTAAACACAAGGGTTTCCACAGTGTGCATTTTTAATTCAAATCACCTGTGGAAGTCCTATCTCATCAGAAAGAGAGGTTTTATTTAATGAACTATGAATTTGATTTCTTTGATTGCACAAGGTATTTAAACCTAGCCAGTCAGTTGATGAATAAGTTTTATGTTGACGCTAATACGCGAAATTGGCGCGAGATTGAAGCAGACATTGAAGCGGACGCCAAGAAGCTGAGAGCAGAATATGATGATGAGTTTTTGGACGAGTTATTGACAGCTACAGTCCGCGAACTCCATAGACAGAGTACATTCAACAGTAAGGTAAGAGCAGGGAAATGGTGAGCAGATGGAACACACACAAGAGTATGATACATATATGAAATCTGAAAAGTGGCAGCAGAAGCGTCTTGAACGGCTAGAAATTGCAAATCATTGTTGCGAAATGTGCGCAAGACCCGAAGCAAATACCAAAAGTGGGCTACAAATCCATCATATAAGCTACAGGAATTTAGGACACGAAGATGTTTTTACGGATTTGATTGCACTGTGTCCTAGCTGCCATAGAAAGATACACGCCTACTATAAGCGGATTAGAAGCCCAAACAGCATTTAAGGCATAAATTATTCATTATATCATAAAAGTGGCTAGAAAGGCAAAATACAAAGCTACAGAGGGTTAAATACCTTGAATAGTAACATCAAAATAAAAAGGAAAGGAGCAAAGATAGAAATGTTTCCACAACAACAACTTGATAATATCCCATCAGACGATACACAGCAGATTGTTCATTCATTAGCCCAGCTTCATAATTTAGGCAAGCCCAAAACAGACGAAGAAGTGTCAGAGCGCATAGACCAGTATTTTTTATTCTGTGAGCAAAGCAAACTAAGACCGGGCATTGAGGGGCTATGTTTAGCCCTTAACATAAGCAGAAAGACGCTTTTCAGATGGAATGAGGGTTACGACTGTTCTGAGTATCGGAGCGAGTTAATTCAATCGGCGAAGTCGTTTATTTCAGCATTTATAGAAGCAGCTTTACAAAGTGGCAAGGTTAGCCCACCAAGCGGAATTTTTTTAATGAAAAACTGGTGCGGTTACAAGGACAGTATCAGTATTGAGGAAAGTGTCAGCAAGTACAGCGAGAACGAGCACACAACGACAGTATCAGCACTTCCAAAACTAGGGGCAGAATTGCCAGTGATTGACACGCCCACAGAATGATAAAAACACCTGTGGAAGTCTACCACAGTACAAGAAAGCGAGGTGACAGCAATGGGAGCGAATGAGAACAAAATCAAGGATTTAGCGGACTTTAAAAGAGCAATCGCAAAATCGGACTATAACAAGATAAAGGCGTTTCACGACACGCAGCCGACTTTATACGCGGATTTCAAGGCAATAATGAAGCGTGAAGAAGATAAACGGCGCGGAATTATTGAATTTTAAGCAGAAAGAGAGGTTACAACAATGAATGATTACCTTAAGACACAGAAAGCAAAACAGGAGCAGATAAGCCGAGAACACGAGCGTTTAAGCCGATTTGAACAGGCGCACAAAGCCGAGATTGAAAGCGGAATGAGTAAAAACGAGTATTTGCGCAAATATGGACTTATGGACGCGGATTTGTTTGACACTGTGAAAGCGGATGTTGACACCCAAAAAGCGAATGATGAAGCATTTTTAAAGGGGTTCAACAGCGTACCAACGCCTAAGTTTACTCATTGATGAGGCGCGTCCATTTTTGGATTGACCGACTAAGTTAGGCATAGGGAGAGGGCGAGAATTGAACGAGAACGGCACACAATTCAAGAGGCTTGATAGGATGAACCCTAGAACACGCGCAGGAGCAATTTAAAAACAATTCTGAAAGCTAGCGTTCACAAGGGTTTGCGGACTTTTGAAAAGCCGTTTTCTATTCGTCAAAGTTCGGATTGACGAAGTGACCGAACTGCTGCCACATAGGGGTATGGGGGTTTTTTCACGAGCGCACACACACGCCCACTTAGCCCACCTACCACCCACAAAAACAAAAAAGGCGTGTCTTCATTATGAGGGGGAACACGCCTTGATTGCTGTATCTGTATGATAAATAGAAATCAAATTAATTATATAGCAAGGGGGTTAAGTATGTCAAATGAGAATTTGATTAAAGAAATACAGCAAGGGCAGAACACGAGGGAGAATTTAAACACCCTGTGGACATCCAACAGCGGATTGACACACAAGGTATTGAACAGGTATAGAGGTTTGGCAGACCTTGAAGATTTAGAGCAAGAAGCATTTTTGGCAATGGTTAAAGCTGTCAAATACTTTGATTTAACATCAGAATACAAGTTTACAACCTTTTACCCGATTGTGCTACAACAGCATATCTCAAACTACATCAGACAATCTTCATTGATACAAGTACCGCAGGACATCCGAAAGTTAAAAGCCCGATATAATAAGAGCCTTGCAGAATTGTCACAGGAGTTGAAACGAGAACCAACACGCCGAGAAGTTGCGGAATATATGAATGTCAGTATGGAAGAATTAGGGGATATGTTGGCAAGAACAGCCGAACCATCAAGCCTTGACGCACCTGTTTCTAATGCGGATGATGATGTTATTTTGCAGGACACTTTAAAATCAGATTACAGCATTGAAAATGATACTATAGACAGTTTGTATCATAACGACTTAAAAACTCAAATATGGGGCATTTTGGCGCGTAATTTATCAGAGCGCGAGTATTACATCATAGAGCAATATTTTAAGAACGACAAGACGCTTGCAGACATAGCCACAGAGTTAGATTTATCAAGTGAACGTGTGCGACAGATAGAAAATGCAAGTTTCCAAAAGTTACGGAGAAGCAAGGCAGGACGCGAACTTGAAAGATTATGTGAACAGAGTAACGCTATGATTTTTAGGGGCGGTTGTCAGACCTTTAAGCAAACTGGAAGTAGTATTGTTGAGCGCGTAGCCCTTAAAATACTAGCAATTCAGAACTATGAACCCATTATTAGAAGATAAGGTATTGACATTTTGCAAACGCAAAACTATAATTAATGCAACGGATAAGAAAACGAGGTGATGTATTTTGAATAAAAAGGCAGGCAGACCGCCAATTAATGATAACAACCCTAGAAATTATGGGTTGAATATCAGACTAACAAAAGAGGAAATAGAGGACATCCAATATTGTGCGGACAGGCTAGGAGCTACAAGGGCTAATGCAGTCGTGGCAGCTATTAAGTCATTAAAAGCGAGTTTGGGAACGGCAGCAGAGCCAACAAGTGAGAATTTAGCGAATGATTTAATTAGCACGATTAGGAAATACAGCGAAAACGACCAAATCAACAAACTGGAGAATTTACACGCTTATATCTCCACAAGGTTTAAGGATTGATAACCACAGGTTGATAATAAACACCACTGTGGAACTTTACAGAAAGGAGCAAGAAAACAATGGCAAGAGCAAAGCACACGAGAACATTCACCGACAAGCAGGGCAAACGGCATTATATATCAGCTAACACAAATCCCGAATTAGATGAGAAGTGGTTAAAAGCCAAAGAGAAATATAACAATTCCTCATTAGCGTACATCGACAATGAAACCTTGACACTAGACCAATATTATCAAAAGTGGATTGCACGGAGAGAATTGTCAGGCGAAATAAAAAGTTCAACAATCGTGCAATATCAAAACTACTATGATAAACGCATTAAGCCCGAATTAGGGAATATGAGATTACAGCAAATAACAAAGCTAATGATTGATGATTTTCAAAGGCGAATTAATTCAGCAAAGGACGCAACGCCGACAGGTTGCAGGAATGCAATGATTTTGCTAAAGTGCATTTTAACAGACGCATACAGAGATGATATTCTAAAGAGTAATCCAATCGCAAATGTTAAGACGTATAAGACC